GTATGTTCCTTTTCCTTTTGGCATAATAAACTCCTTTTATTTTAATTATGAAAGAATTTTTTTATTCTGTCTAGTGTTTTACGTTCTGCTTTCATATGTTTTTTAACTAACATTCCTTCTAGTTCTATTATTCTTCCTAATAAACTGGCGAGAAAAACATCTTGTTTCATCTGATGACGTATAAGATGTGTGCAATATCTTTTTACGCCATCGTAATCATCGCTTTTCAAAACTTCTCTAATACGCATTTCAACAGACAACTGTAATTCTACAGGTGGCTCTTCTAATTCAATATTGAGAAATCTATCTTTAGCCATTAGTTTAATTTAGGAAACAAATTTTGCTCAAGCAAATCAACTAACTTATCGTCCACGGTATTCGAGGTCTGTTTTACGAAGGCACGACAGAGGTCAACCACTAATCTCTTGCATCCTGTCGTTGAAAGGAAGCGTAATAGAATAGGCTTTAGTATCTTGTACATAGTTTGTTTGTTTTTCCAAACATAGCACACGTTATTGTATCTTGCCTTCTATTCTGCTAACCGCTTCGGATAACTTGTTTAGTCTAAAGTATATGTCTCGTATGTCTCGTTCTCTACGGCTACTCATGTTAGATAGAACCATAACAAGTGCAGTTGCAGATGCTCCTATTAGTGCTGCGTATACCTCTGGCATTGCCTTTGCTAGTAATTATGTATAGTATGACTAATAAATCCTAATTATGGCAGAGGAACAAGAAGAAAAAGAAGGCACGGATTGGGCTGAAATTTTTGGTCATGCTGTCCGATTTATGATTCTTTGCTGGTCGCTTGCAATGATGACTCTTGGATACATGGACAAGATCCGCAATGATGGAGCGTTTTTAGCCGGCTTGACCAGTGGCGTTTTAGGCAGCTATGGTATCTCTGTTAACAAAAAGAAACCTGCTAACGCTGCTAAAGTATTAGATAACAAAGACACTAACGTAGGAGTAAAATGAAAAAACTACTAGCACTACTATTACTGTTTAGTCCTTCTGTAGCACTAGCAGACATAACGCAAAAGTTTACGACATCTGCTCAAATCACGGTAGATATGCCGTACTCTGTTACAAATAAATTAGGCACGACATATTCAATATCTGGTAATAACATAACCCCATCTGTAACTGTAGGAGACACTACGACATCAGGAAAGATTGGTGGAATTAATCTTGGCAGTTTAAGTAGTGGCGTACCTGCCATGATACAAACTGATAAATCAATTACCACAGCAGGGAGTGCATTTTCGCTCACGGAAGCAGTAACAATGGGCGATTCTCAACCTAGTGCAATCACACCATCGTCAGGCATAGCAGCATTACCACACCTTGGTGGACAG